CTGCCGGTACTATAAGCTGCCAGTTCTTGTCCCAAAACTCTTTCACGCCTTCGCCTTTGTCTTTCTTGGCTAGTGCGCCGAGAAGTCCCGGGTTTTTATTACCATCGCCGAATAGGAGAGTCATTGCAGGTGAGCGGCGGAATTTGTTCTTCTGGTCTCGCTCAAACCCTTTCTCGTCCTTACCTTCAATGTTAGTCCAGGCCTGGATCTGGTCGTAGAATGGGATATGGTCAGTTTCCTTCATGCCGATGAATTGGCCGAGGGTTGCCTGTACGCCCCATGCGGTAGCGCCCATTGCAACAAGTTTGCCCATATCATTAGCGGCTAATCGATAGTTGCCGTTCTTCACTTCCTTAATAGGCTTGAGGCCCATACGAATAAGGAAACCAGCTTGTTTGCCATCAAAGGTTGCCAACTGAGTAAGAGTACGCATACCTGGCCCGTTAAAGGCTGCAGGCGCATCTACCTTACTAGTGATGAACTGAGTATCAACTGTCGCTTTAGTGCCGTACTCCATCGCCTTCTTTTGCACGAAGTCTTGAGCCGCTTGACCAGTAAGGCCAGCTTCGTTTGCCCATCGCTCCCACTTGGCGCCATTAAGCTTTAGACCTTTAGCTTTAGCGCCGGCGTAGGCTTGGGCGCGCATGATGTTGTCCATTGTAGACACCATCGACATAAGCCCATCGGATACCTTATCAAACGCTTTGCCGGCCTTACTTTGGGCTAGCCCCTTAAGGTCTTTAAGGCCAGTGCCCTCGTCAAGCACGCCGGAGAGTTTAAGCTCTTTGCGACCTTCTTTACTTGCGAGCATTCGTGCACCATTAACCATACCGACACCTGCCCATTTAGGGTTGAGGTTACCAACTGTAGCAATCTCCTGGGTCATCTGACGGAGTGCAGTGAGCGGAGACAAACCGAGTGTAGCCATTGCATTTACTGCCCGGATAGCACCGGTAGATTTCTTAAACGCGTTATGGCCGAATTGAGCATCGAAAGCTTTCTCGATATTGCTTTGGTTCTTGCCTTTTATCTGGTTGATGTAGTTATCAAGAAATCCGGCGTATGTTTCAAAGTTCTTATGTTCTGCCGACGCCAATTTGAGCTGAGTACTTACACTCTCGATCTTGCGGAGTGATGGCTCGATGTTTTTAGCTTGGTTGATGCCATTGAAGTAATCGCCGAGCACTTTCCATACGTCTTTGCTGTACTCTTCGCCGCCCTTCTTGCGGGACTTAAGCGATCCGATGCCAAGTTCACCTTTGGCCAGTTGACTCTCATCAAAGAGATTGGCCAAGCCCTTGGGGTCGTTCTCTCGCATATGGGGGAAGTAGAAGTCATTGATCGTACCGTAGCCGCTCTCTTTAAGCCAAGGCTTCACTTCGTCCAGCATTGTGCGGATCTCTTTAGCCGCCTTCTCGTGGCCGGGGACGCTTAGAGTTTCGACCTTACCCTCCAAGTAATCAACGATATTGTCCATTACCTCGGGCTTCTTTGCGTCACTGCCGAGGGCTTTCTGGATGCTACTTAATCGATTAGCGATTTGCTCGCCTTCAACAGCTGCCCGGCCCGTACCGTTCACTAACTCACTAAAGAGGCCGGCGCTTTCAGTATTGAGGCCACCCTTATCAAACAGGACACTGGGGGAGGTGATACGAGCTAAGGCCATCTGAGTGTCGGAGATTTGGCTGACGCTTTTCTTAACATTCTCGAAATCGTCAACCTTCAGTTGGTTAGCTAATTCCTTCTTAAGGGTTTCGCCGTCACGCTCGAGGGCAATCTTTAGCTCTTCGGGGTTTTGAGCCTTTGAGACCTCCTGCAATGCGTAGGTAGTCTTGCCGTCGTATTTCTTAGCCTCTGCAAGGTTTTGCTCAGCTAGTTGGCGGTGTTCAGCAAGCTTAGCTTCATCTACTTGGCGGAATGTCTTTGGGGCGCTACGGATTAGCTCATTAGCGTCACCGACAATCTCTTGGGCTCGCTCCTCTACCCGCTGCTTCATCTCATTGAGTTGTTGTACTTGAGGTAGGTCGCGTGCGCGAGTCTCTTCTAGCTCTTGAAGGTCTTTGGTGTATTGCTCGTCTAGGCGTTGGCGTTCAATCTCTTGACGCGGGCCAGGCATGTCATTAACAGCTGCGAGTCGCTCCTTATAGGCCGCATCCATTTGAGCATGTGCCCGGTTGTATGTGTTATCGTTCATCAAGTTTTCAAGCTTGGCATCTATCTCGCGCCCCATGTCGGCTGCTTGCACGGCTGCGTTGCGCACGTCTTTCGGCATTTGCTCATCACCAAGAATTTGGCCAATAGAGTCAACGCCTTCTCGCTCACGGAACACATGATCTGGCAGGCCGTCTGTTTTGCCGCTATCGATATTGTCGAGGTACTCCTGGGCCGTCTTACTGTCATTGGGTAGGCCATTATTCTCGAAGTCTTTACGCGCTTCGACTAGTTTCTCGTCTACTTGCTTGCGAAATTCAGGATCAGCTTCATAGGCCATCTTCTCCTGGTCGGTAAGGCCTTTAGGGGTCTCGCCCGGCTTGAGGTCTTGATTAAGCTTAGCAATCTCCTCTGGGCTTTTAGGCTCATTAACCATGTCGTCCAGTGGGTTACGTTCACGATTAAGAGATTCAGCTTCACGTCGGGCTTTTAGCTCTTCTGATTGCCGGCGGTATAGCTCGGCGTTAATCTCTTTGTTCTGAGGGTCTAGCGCACTAGCTTTATTCAGTTCTTCGTTACTGAGACTTGCGTATCGACTTTCAGGTTGCGTATTAATGGTGTCTGTAAGCTCATGAGAGCCCGGCTCAGCGGCTTTAGTGTCTGAGTTGATATCTAACCCATCTTCGCTAGTTTTAGCATTTGCAGGGGCTTCTACTGCGTCGTCAGCGTTGCGTGCATTAACATCTTCTACCCCTTTGCCGCGGAGTTTACCGATGCCGTAGCCTAGGCCTTCGAGACTGCCCTGGAATATTGCGCCAGTAGCTGCTTGCTCGCCAGCCTTTTGGAGGGCCTTATCAGCATCGCCCGTCTTGCCGTACTCCTGTAAGAAGCCTTGAGCGGCGTTTACACCGCCTTGGGCGGCTACCTCTTTGGCAATTTGGCCAGCTAATGCTTTACCGGTCAACTCAGCGCCGTCTACTGCTAGGCGAGTAGGATTGAGAAAGCCAGTAGCAGTGCTAGCTGCATCGAGAGCATCGCCAGTAATAGTCGCCCAGTCACGAGCGTCGCCCTTACCTTGACCAATCCTATCGCCGGCTTCTTTGGCTTTAGTGGTGTCTTCAATATTCTTCCCGGTAATATCCTTTTGGTCGCGGATCCATTTACGGGCACCTTCTGCGGAGTCCATGATAGCCTTGCCGGCTTTTGCGTTGGTGTCTTGGTCGAATGCGTTGACGATCTGGTTAGAGGCAAGTGCTGCGGCTTCTCCGGTATCAACTACTGCGCTAGCAAGCTTACCTGCGCCTTGCTGAATACCTGCGCCTACGCCTTTAGCTGTATCACCAAGCCATTTAAGGCCGTTACCCAGCCAGTCGTTTTTCTTTTTCTCCTCTTCTTCTTTCTTTTTCTTTTCTTCCTCCTGGCGCTTCTGCTCCTGTTGTTGCTTCTGCTCTTCCTCGTAGGTTAGCGAGCTATCAGGGTTCCAGCCATTGTCGTAGCGGTTACCTTCATCGTCGGCGCGGACTTGACTCCACCGACCACCGTATATTTGCTTCCATTCGTCTTCAGTCATTTATATCTCCTCTCTTATCCGTAGTAATATGCCTTCCACGCATCGCCGCCACGTTGGTTCTGGGGTACATACTTCCAGAAGTCGCTTGCAAACTGGCTAGTATTGCCACCTGCACTTCGGTAGGCGTCGCGCGCTAGCTGGAATATCGCTGGGCTAATTGCTCGTCCGCTTTGGATGGCGCCTGCAATAATACCCTGAGCTGCTGCGTTCGGGTTAATGGCTCGGCTCCCGCCTCCGCCGCCGCCCCGCGCATAACTAACGCGGCCACCTCCGCCCGAGTAGCGCGCCGCACTTGCAGCTGCCGCCTGGGCTCGGTTAAGGGCATTTTGGCTAGCTGTAAATGCTTGAGTTGCTTCACGTTCGCTGCGCTGGAAGTTCCGGTTCTTCTCGTTCTCGCCTGCAGTAAACTCTTGCCCGGCAATCATTTGATTCCAGTTATTAAGGTCAGACTGTTGACGGTCTACGCGTCCTAGGGCGTTTGTACGCAGCTCTTTGTCTAGGTCTGCCAGTCGCCCTTGGAGTTGTAGGCCTTCATCGTTCTGCTGAAAGTCAGCTTGCATCAAAGCGGGGAGTGTCTTCTCAGCCTCGTAGCGGGCCTGTTCGTGGGCGGGGATACCACTGAATGCTAGACCCCTACCTGTTGCCTGGTTGTTGATTGCATTATAGGCGTTACCGCGGGCTGCATAAATACCGGCACGTTGGGCGTCGTACTTTTGCCCCAGATTGCCGATTTGTTGATTGATGACATTGCGCGACCCTTCATAAGCGGGGTTTAAGTCACCGATCGACTCTTGGATTGTTTGAACTTTAGGCGCTGTTGCCATCGTCTATCTCCATTAACTAATATTATTCTGGTATTCGTAAATGCGGAACATCAGATATTCTGAGTTTATTATAGTGGGCTGAGCATAGTCGCGATTGTCTACTGTCACTACAGGCGTTACACTATCAGGCTGAATATCAAGCCAACCATTAAAATTGAGCTGTCCACGCATCCCCGCCGCTCCAACTTGCCATTTATTGTTCACGCTGTGTCGCACGAAATAGTCGTACACCTGTTTAGTGCCACGCCTCGGGATAGGTGTACCACGAAGATTGAGTACTCCTTTGGCTGGTACTGTGCCGTACACTCGTATAGATTGCTCATATACTCCAGGCAACGCGAACGAGAATTTGTCGCTATTAAAGATCCATGGGTGATCTTGGTTCGCCCTCACTAGTTGTATATTGTAGGCAAAAAACTCACCGTTAAGGGCGTTGCGGCCATTAGGCAGAGTTGCCGTTAGTCGAACCTTCTTCTCAGCTGGGCGGTACTCGTCATTAATGGTTATATCACTTGTAGGAACGCCAAATAACGAATGTTTGCCCTGGAACGTAAAATCACCACGGACTAACATATCTCCATCTGCGGCATCTACCGGTATCTCTATAATTGACTGGGTCACTCCAGGTTGAAGGTTAGCTACGCCTCGTATAGACTTTTCATATATCTCACATTTGCCGTCTGTGTTGAATAGAAAAACTGGGGATTTTCTGTACACGCGGTAATAGAAGTCCCCAGAGAATTTAGCGCCGCCGAACTGTGCGCCTACTGCCACTTTTAGCTTGCCGTTCTCGACATAGTAGTTCATTTGCATATAAGGTGATGATCCAATAACATGACCACTCCACCAGTCGCGATGCCACACCTTGAAATAGTCGTGCTCGCCAACGTCGGCCAACTCTATCTGCTGGGGAAGCTGTATGTTCTCTACCCGCTTCATCCCGGCAATAGTGTCGGTAGGATACCAGAAATCGCTATGGAATATAAAGTTATCCGGGTTGATCATCGTACTGTAGTTTCCTCTACAACATCCTTACCGGGAATGGTAATTGCGATAATGTCATGATCCCCATTAACGGGGCGGCCGATTAGAAGTCGGCGCGTCCCCGCTGAGTCTTTACTTGTCTTAGTCCGCGACTCATTTTGGAGTTGTTCAAAGTTCTTATTAATCGTATTGACTAATGTCGCATCATCCATCCCGGGTGTTAGCTGAATAAGAGACAACACTACAACTTCTCCGTTACCTGGACGTGCACCTCACCATCAAACGAGAGATTCCAGGGGAAGATATTACCACCCGAGATAAAGATCCTGCCATCTCGCTTCTCACCGTTTACTACTAGGTGGCCCGAGTAATGGCCAAAGTAGGTACAAGTAACGATAATGTTATCGATCGTACGCCCTACAGGTGCGGGGAAGCTCCCAAGCCCTGCGCGGCGACCACTAGCCTCAATGAGCAAGCCAACGTGCCCTGGGCCGTTATGGTCATTCTGAGTGCCGGTAACAGGGATGGTGCGGCTATAGGTCTTAATACCGCCCATATCGGTTACTGTCCATCCGTTATCGTCAATGTATTGGCGGAGAGCTAGCTTATCTTTAGTAATTGAATTGTCGGCGATCTTCTCGCGAGTCACTGCCGAGTTTTTGAGGTTAGCGGCATCAATGTTACCGTTAAACTCATTGTAGATAGTGCCAAAACGGTTGTTGAGGTCGTTTGCTACCGCCTCAGTACCATCTTGTAATTGTGAATAACTAATTAATCCCATTTATAACCTCTTTGCTTTATAACTAAATTGTGCACCAACAAAGGCCACGCGATTTTCTACACCGTTGCGAAATACTCGTAATTGCCAGTATCGTGCATACCCTGAGTAGCTTTGTCGCTTCGGTTTAAACGATTTACTACCACCGTAGAGCGTACCGTCGCCCCACTTAAATTGTCCCCATCTTGCACCATTAACGGAGAGTACTTGCTCTTTAATCTTTGGTGCATCGGCGAAGTCCTTATCCATTGCGAGACCTACTTTAAAGGTAGAGTCAACGCCCTGGAATATCGGGTAAAAACGTTTAAGGCGCTTACGTTGCATTGGGCTGCCCATACTATCGTACTTGAATCGGTATTCAAAGTCGATTGGCGCGCCCATATCGTGGTAGGCCTGGACTTCAGCGTAGTAGCTCATCCCCACATAGGAGTTGAATACTGCGAGCTGTCCGCGGTCGTCTGCGTCATCGTAGTAGATTGCGCGGTCTCCGTAAACGCCAGTATCGTATTCAATATCCTTTAATGGCTTGTTGTAGATAATACAAGTATCGTTAACTGTTGAGCCGCTAGAGGCCAAGTAGAAGCGTATCTCATCTTTATACTTGGTCGCGTCTATATCTGTAATGCGTGGACATCCATCAATCAATGGAGTAATAGCATCTGAGATACGAACGTCGCTTGAACCGTTAAACACAAACAGCCCGGCGTCACCTACAAAGTAGATTGCGTTCTCGTCTTGTACTACTCCGCGTCGTGCAATAGCCCCCTTAAAGCCGGTAGATTGCCGCATATTAAATGAGGCTTCGTCATACCCGCTAATGATGTACTTGCCGTCCTGGGTAAAGACAACCAGATTGTCCTGGAATGAGCAAAGCTTGACTACTGGCGAACCGTTAAACGGCCGCGGGATAGTGAAGAAGCTTGTACTCCGCCATTCGTTATACCATTGCTCGCTTGGTTTAGTTGGTATCTTACCAGTCGGATCCCATGCAGGGTTGCCGGGAGCTTCTGAGAACCTAATCGTGTTAGGCAGGCTAGCTACAACTCCCCACATACGGTCTTTATGGAACATAACCTCGCGTAGTACGGGTAGTTCAGTGTCTACAACGCGCCCTACACCGGTATCGATAATCTCCACATCATCTATCCAGAAGTCCTCACCAGTTGAGACAAACTCAAGGCTTGTGACGTCTAGCTCGGGCCAGTAATAAAACTCGTGGTTGTCCCATGAGGTTGTCATCTGCTTTTGATAGCCTGCAATTGGGCGGAGCTGAGTATTGACACTTACGAACACTTGAGACGTGCCAGCTGCGCTAACGGATGAGAATTTGATCTTATAGCGTTTACCCTTAGTGAGCTGAATGTCACTTTTAGTGTAGCGTTGTCCTCCACCAGTAATCTTGAGAGACGCTGGAGCTGATTTATACACTGTCGTATCCCGCGTTACACTGCCCTGCCATCGCACGCTTGGGAGGTTAAAGTTGCCGTTATCTACAATGTTGGTGCGATCTTGAGGCGGCGTGCCATCCCAGTATCGTAGCTCATCATGGCCGTTGACCCAAAACATCTTACCGTCACCATTGGCAAAGCTGTATTCGCTGGCTTCTGATGATAGACCACTCATAATCTCGCGCCATTTGCCGGCTGCCTCATCTGCATAATAGAGCGTATTGTCGTATACGGCTACAGTACGGTTATTGCGATTGTCTAGGTTAAAGCGATACGCGCCTTTGAGTTTCTTCTCAGGGGCTGTAAATAGCCTATAGCGTAGCATCTTGCCAGCAATGGGAGTATTTACTGTCCAGGCCGCGGGAGTCCACCGAGCCTCGGGCGTACTATTAACTAAGCCAATCTCGTAATACTTGAGCGAGTCATCTTGAGGCTTAAGTGCAATCCAGTATTTCTTACCGGTCTTGATCTTTGGCGGGTTAATGAAGTGACAGGATACCCAATTGCCTTCATCGCCAATGTCTCCATTAAGGAATGAGCTTACCGATAAACGGTTACCGGGTAGGCCGTTTGCGTCCTCTAGTATCTCTACTAATACTGGGCCAGTAGCACCGCCGGGGTTCTTGATGTCAATATCTAGGCGAGTAATACGTTGGTCTACGTTAGCAGTAAACGGTTGCAAAAGAAAAGCATTATCTCTATTTATCTTGAACCGCTGAGTGACAGTAGCTGCATTACCGAGTGCTTGGGACTCACCGAGCGGCTCCATATGCAAAGAATGGCCGCGCCTAGTTGACACGGCCACGCGGCGGGAATCCTTTTGCTGGGCTTGGAGGCGGAAGTTCTTACTAAAAGGACTCTTGCCCTCCTGGAGAAGGTCGACTGGCGTAACAAGGTCGATACCTCCTAGATTTAGTTGGGTAGCAATTTTAACTTGCTGCGCCATTCATCCTCCTATATTTGTAAATTACGCATCTTAACAGGGCCAAATGCATCGCGCATACCAAAGCGGGTGACCATCTCTTGTAATTGAGCTTGGTACTGGTTCTCCACTTGAGTAGATAGATCCATATCTTCGTTACGGTCATGCACACGACGGAGTGCACCAAGAATGAGTAGCTCGGTAAACTCTTCAGGGATATCGGGCCTATCGGTATCTTGGGCCATTATATTTGGCTTCTTGTAGTAATACGTGTATAGTTTGTATTCTTTATCGGTTGGGGCGTCTAATAGAATATTGCCGGCGTATTCAGTCCAGTAGTAGGGCGCATGCGGTTTGTTGTTCATCGCATCTGCAAATCGCATAAAGAAGTCGCGATACTCTCGCTTCATTTGAAAGAAGTTAGGTACACCGCTCATTGCATGCATCTCTACCCGGCTAACGTCATCTGGCAGCTTAATGATAGACGTGCCAGCGGGTACATCGCCAATAAAGATCTTTTCCATAAATGGTAGTTCAAATTGGTTGAATATATCCCGCTGGGCGTCATTCAAAAAGTTGTCAATGATTTCTGGTTCGTAGTCTTCGTCGTCCAGCTTATCTATCATCACCCGCTTGCGTAAATCGGCGAGTGTCATTTAAGCTCCTAGCCAATGTTTGAGTAAGGAATTGCGAGTGTTGGGATGGTGTACGAACCATTAGCCGTAGCCGAGGTGATACTTAACTGGCCAAACTGGTTAACCATGATTGCCGACCCGTCGGTTTTCTTTGTAGCTGTATGCACTATCGAAGCGGCTGCAGTCTCAAGGCCGTCACGGTACGGTTGAGGAATCTGGAGAATCTGGGTCTCTCCGAGAGCTAGGCCACTCACTGAACTATATGCACCTTTTGGCTTGATAAATAACACTCCATTATAGCGACGGTATACCCAGATGCCCTTTGCGCCTGCAATTTCCTGCCAGCTGCTATCGCTCTCTCCGAGCTTAGGCACGTGACCGCCATTCGAGCTAGTGGCCTCTACTGTATATGCGCCGCCGCTAGGTACGAGTACTAGTCCAAGGCTTCCCTCTGGGGCTGAATTCCAGACATTTGTCGGGCTAAAACGGCTTAATGAATTTGACATCTTAAGTCCTTTCTATTTAATTACTATTTGCTTATATCTGTTTGTATTTAGTTCGATACTATCGATCTTGCCCGTTTCTATTGTGTCGGGGCGGTATCGATCAGTGTTCAATGTTCCGCCTTCATATGCTTTTATTCCTACATAATCAGGCTTATATTGTTTGTATTCAATGTTATATACACTTGGATCCAATAAGTTATTAGTCCGCGTTATTGTTAGCCGCAAAGTTATCGGTAGAGGTTTTAACTCTAGTACCTCGGGCTTTGGTATAAATATAACACTCGGACTGCTAATACCGACCCTTAGTAATACCCCCTCAGGCTGCAGGAGAGACGCTGTATGAGCCGTTAGAGTCGGAGATGATATATTTATCCTCTCAGCAATTCTAGGCGGTCTAAGGGTGAATACGGGGCCCGTGTGGGACAACGTAGGAGGTCTAATTGCTAGACGTTCTACAACCTGTGCAGGGCGTAATTCACCTGGCTTGGGCGGCGTATAGGTAAGTGTTGGTTGTTTCTTGAATACAAGATGCACCCAGCCGCGCCTACCTTTAAGACTGTACTTTGGGCCATTGCCGGTTAAGGTTGGAGGCTTAATCGTTAGACGCTCAGTTGACTTGCTACCAGCAAGGCTATAAACTTTGGGCTTGGGGTTTATATATGCACCACCGGCAGGGAATCCGCCCATTGGCGCACCAGTTGCAAAGTCGCTGGTTAGCGTATACGGCGACGGGCGCGGGCTAAAGTCACTAGCAACAGCTGGTGGCAATGGTAGCGTACTTGCGGATACGACATTAACCCGCACCACTCCACCGGACGCCATGCTCAATCCGTTCGCCCCTATCGAGTTATATTCCCACCTACTCTGAGATACTGCTATATCCCAGCCGGTGGGCTCGCTAGTGCCATCTTCCCAGGCCTTAGCTCTTAGCCATGTTCCCTCAGCTCTAAACCTGAACCATGTCCATACGTCGGCCCTAAGGGTTTTGTCACTGTACACTTCGAGGCCGCGTTCGATATTGTCATCTAGCCGTAGGCGCTGCGAGCCATTTTTGTGGTATACAGACAATACATATCCTGTTGCCACTCGTTGCCTTGTGTTGGGGTCTATAAAGCTCGACCCGCGCACCATCATGAGTCCCTGCTTATGGATGCTGTATTCGAACTTGGCGCGTATTAATAGCTCTACGTTATCCTCACCCTGAAAGCCTTTAAGCCCTAAATAGTGGTCGGCAAATGAGTCTGATTTTAGGACTATCTCATCGTTCTCGGCGTAGTACTTACCGTTCTCCCAGTGCTCTTTGTAAAATGGTGACAGATTAGGGAATCTATCGGCAAAAAACCGCATAGGCTACCCCGCTACTACTTCATAGTTCACACTAAAGTATGGCGGTAGGTGTTTGACTGGAACGTTAGCTGAACTATCGTTTGGGTTATCCGTTTTTGTATGTAGGTGAAAACCCCACTGGTTACCGGCGTTTACCGCTCCAGACAGGCTGGTTGTCGGACTCATCTTTTGGCTCATCCATGTATTGGTTTGGTAGTTGTTGGGGGCTAAGTTTATTTCAGCACTTCCCCCGCGCTGCCCCACTGAGCCGCCTATTGGTGCGCCGTAAGGGAATCTACCTCTTAAGTCGGCCAACTTAAACGTATTAGGGCCTGTCCTTTCGCCGTACGATAGGTACTGCTCAACAAGTGCTGCGAGTATAGGATATTGCTCTACTCGATAACCGTCTGCGCCATTCATGAATAGTCGCCCAGGTGTTGGAGTTGCCCTCATAGTCATGAATATGTCGCCAACATTTGCACCGTTCTCACGATACATTCCGCGATAAAGTAGCGATCCAACGGGAAAGGTCTTTGACGCCGTGCCCCGCATGCCGCGCTCGACGATGAGCGTATTGCTCTCGTGGCGTGATACATATACTATTTCGCAGTTGGCGAGTGTAGGGAATTTGTCCGCGGGTGCGAGTGTGATGTAGTACCCAAAATAATCAGCCTCACCAAAACTCCTAAAATCATCTGGATCTATCTCTATCGTTTTTTGCCCTGCCGGCAAGACAGTCTTTAATGTTGTTGATGCGAGACTGCCGTTCATGTTAAATATCCTCTGCCTTCAGCTGTACTCCGGTGAGGTTAGCCGTGCCACCTTGAGTCACCGCCTGCCCTGCAATGTCGGTTACAAATAGCATCTCAGTGCCGTTTACGTATGCAACATGAGTGGCCGTACCGGTTTTTGTGACACTGAGGTTATTAGCCGGGTTAAGAGTGACTACTCGCTCGCCAGCCGTCGGGAATGTTTGCGACGACGTAGAATATGATCCCTCGCCGAGCTTTTGGCTATTAGCGGTGTTGTAGTCATTCGTGTAAGAGGGGAGGATTAATACTTTATTTGCAGTGTTTATTTTTGCAAGTAACGCGTTCCACGCGCTATTGTTTACCCATTTTGTCATAGTTAATTCACCTTATGCGTTACAGGATTAAGCGCAGCTACGCGCAGACGTACTCTGTCTAGTTGGCTTTTAGTGAATAGCGTCGGTTCGGACCGTGTAAACCCTAGAGACTCACCGCGCTTAACAAACCCCGCATCAGTCTTTAAAATAAACAGGTCAGGCATATACCCTCGACTCTGCTTGAATGCTATCAACTCGAATATCGGAGTCAGTGCGTTATCTCCTAAGTTCCATATCGTGCGAATCAATTCGCCGCCGATCCATGAATTACTAGGGTGATCTAGGAATACCACCCCGGCTAACTTGTCGCCACTATATATATAGATTCCATCAATGGTACAGTCGATCCTAAAGCCGGATTCTTCTAGTTTATCTACAGTCTCATCTTTTAGCATTATTATCTCCTTATCTTAAAATAAGCCCCCTCCGCTCGGGAGGAGGCTTAGGGTCTAGTTACTATTCCTTAGTAACTTTGCGCTCGATGATCACACCGGCTTCTGGGCGAACTGCGCCGACACCGAACAGGGTCGATGCAACAACGTAGTCAACGCCAGCGAGCTTGTCGCGGTCACCTTCGGTCTTAGCCATCTGGGCAACACCCTTAAGGGCAGTCTTGTGCATGACGATGATCTGGCTCGTGCGCTTGCCGCCAACCGCATCAGTTGTCAAAGCGTTGGTGATGTACACTGGGGTGCCGAAGAAGTGGCCAACATAGCCCTTATTCTTGACAAGACCAGCCTCACCAGTTTCCTTGTAAGAGGTAAACTCGGGAATGTTGCGGAGGTCAGCACGTGCGTAACCGTTGAGGAAAATACCACGACCATCCTCTGGGATGTTGTTAGCGTCAAGCTGAGCCATCGCAGCGACGATGTCTTTGTAGCTCAAGTGGCCATCTGCACCGCTAGCGGCAATCTTGCTAGCTGTAAATGCAGCGATAGCTTTCTTGATAGCTTCCTCATCGTGTGCGCGGGCGATCCAGCGACCAAGGCGCTCAGTGTAGAGTGCGCGGTATTCGTATTTACTTTGAGTAGCGGCTACATCCTGGACACCAACCGCCTTACGCAGGTAGCGGTCAACCAACACGTCAACGGTCGATACGTCAACAGCGTCAATAGCCGATGCGCTTTCAACGGTAGTGTTGGTGGCGGTGCTGTCGGTGATCTCCTTCATGAAGGGGACGTGAACGACATCGCCCATGTGGACACCATCGCCAAGGTTTGTCTTATCGATAAAGTCGAAGACAACGTAGTTGTCAGTGTAGTTCTTCTCAACTTCTGGGCTCCAGATTTGCGGAATAAACGCCTTGGAAGCCCCGCCGCCAGAGATGTCTTTTGCACCCTGGCCGATTGTTGGGGTAACTCGGTTTGCCATGAGTTATATTTCTCCTAGTTCATTAGTTTGTCTATTTTTGCGGCCATCTCAGGAGAGCCATCGTAGTTGGCTAGTAAGTACTCGAGAGACTCATTGTCCGCTGAATTATCAGTAGCATGGGCTTGTGCGCCCTGCTGGAGTTGTTGATTGATAGACTCCCTTTCCTCTCGGCGGATTTGCTCCGGATCTACATTTGAGGTGTTCTTGCTCGACTTAAGCACGGCTAAATCATACAGAGTGTCGAGGTCGTGTCGTAGGTTATTTGCATATTCTACGCCGTATTTAGCAGCTTTATCCTTTACGATGTCATACATTACCGCTTCGAGATTGCGGTCACGTCCTTGCTCGCCAAAGAATCGCTCAACCTGTCGCTCGTATTTCAGGTTAGCAACCTCTGCGCGCAAGTCGTCAGTAGGTTCGCTGGTATCTGCTAGTTGTTTTGCGCTACGGAATGAGCGCTGGTTGTCCAGAGCAATTTTAAGGGCTCGTTTCGTATCCTCGCTAGCGTTATCAAGATCAAAGCCTTGCGCCTTCGCGAATTTACTCAGCCCGTTGTCTACTGGCTCGCTTTCTTGGGCGGGCTCAGCTACTACATCTTGCTCTACTGGAGCTTGAGAGGTAGTATCGCTAGAGATATCCGCCGGCTCGTTAACGCTAGTAGACTCTTGATCGAGGCTAGCGTCGTTATTTCCGGTAAGGGAATCTTCCATTCTAGTGTACTCCTATTAGTTCATCTATCTATACCCCTGTTTAAGGCGGATGTAGGAGGGCACAGGGGCGAAAGCCCTCCTACGCTGTAAATCTTACAATGTTGTGGAAGCTACTGGATACTAAATCCTTCAATGTAAAGACGTATCGTATCGAGACCTACATTGCGTTGTAAAAGATACGCCAGCTTCTCGGGCTCAAACTCGAGTTGCTGCGTTGTCTTTCCGTCAACGGTTGGCACTTCCTTATAAATTTCAATAGGCCCGGCAGCTAATGTAGAATTTACATCCTTTTGTAGATCGATGTAACTCATTAGCTCCTTATAGGCTTCTGTTTTGGAGAATTGCTCCCATTGATGAGCGATCTTCTCCCATTTGTTGCTCTCTTCCATTTGCTACCTCAATCGAGTACTGGCTTGGCTGCGCACAAGTACTACCGCAAGCGGGTAGATACTTGTTCACTCCGTACCCGTCTAATGTTGTTATCGTTACTATTGGCTCCGCCGCCGCCTTGGTTGCCGGTTTGGGCCCGCTTATTGAATGAGTCTCCGCCTCCTTGTGTCGTTCCGCCGCCTAGCAGGTACTCTTCAGCGCCTGGGGCAAGTGATGCGCCGCTTTGTACCAGGCTTGGATCAACTGGTTGGCCATCGGGGCCCATCATTGGTTGCGGCACAGTAAGCATTTCGTTAATATCATCCTCGGTCATGTACTTACTAAAGAGAGTCTTGTACATATTACGTAGGAATGCTTCCTGGTTAACGAGAGGATTCTGGAGACTGAACTGAGCGGCCGTTTGCATTGCTTGGCTGAGCATTGCAATCTCGGCATCTGCAGTACTTTCGAGTACGACCTTTGGTTGATATTCACCAAAGTAAACATCTGGACTATAGACTTGCCAAGTAATCTGGTTATGGTCGGTCATTCGTACCGGAGTTTCCTCTTTAACGAATAGCTGAATCATCTTAAACAGAATTGAGCCTACCTGAGATAGGCCGCCATCCTCTAGCGACTGCATCTTAACGTTTGTACGAGCGTCTGATTGCTCCATCTGGTTCGAAATCTCGGTAGCTGTAGTACGGCTATAACGCTGGCTAATACCCTGGACGGCTGCATCAGCGGCTACTGCAGTGCGCATTTGCTGAGTAAGACGGCTAATCTCGGCGTCAGCGGCTGGGCTAATATCATTCTTCTCAATTGGAGTAAGTGCGCCCTTAGGGATTGGGAAGATAGCACCTGGTGCGGACTGGATACGCTCAGCTAGGTGTTGATAGCGGGGCTCAATTTGCCACATATTGTTCAACACGTAAGCGATATTGTCGCGTTTCTGGCTCGCTGTGTCGTTGAGTAGCTCCTGGGTCTTGAGAATAACCTCAGCAATACCCTTACCGTAGAATAGGCTCGTATCAACGTAGTTACGGGCTACTGCGAATGGTAGAAAGCCTTTAATAGCGGGGATTTTCACCTTCATTGGGATAATCTCGCCGTCTAGATCCATCGGCAGCTCTTTTGTAGACTCTTTTCGGGCGTAGGGGTTATCCTCTTCTAAGATAACAACGCTACGATTAGCTACCATCACGTGCTTCTTCTCAGTCCAGTAGTCGATAACCTCTACTTGCTCGCTGATGGCGTCTTTACCGTAAGTAGATCCGATCAACATCTCCTTGATGTCCTTGTCCATCTCCTCGCTATCAGTTCCGGAGACTACCTTGTCGAGGTTTTTGTACTTATTCTCTACCTTACCGGTCTCTACGTCTACCTCCATTTGGGATTTGAGCTGCTCTAGGCTTGTAAGATAGCGATATCCTGCATAACGTGGGTAGCCAGGCTCTTCTGGGTTGTTGATATGGCGGGCAGCTGGGTCAACAAAGAAATCGTTTAGTGGGATATTTTGGATAAGTGGGCGATCTTTTAGCCAACTAAAGGCCAAAACACCTGTACCGTATAGGGCCATATCCTTAATCCAGCTGATCATCTTATCGGTCATGTTATTAATAGACCAGTAATAGTTGACTAGACCGTTAAGGGCTTCAACGCTTTGTTCTTGTTCTTCGTGTAGTGGCCAATACTTAAACCGCGGCTTTGTTTTAACGTATGAGGATACAAGAGCTTCTACGATGGAGAAGGTTTCAGGCACAAACTCATCAGCTTGCCCTGCGTATCCTCGTATTGTTCTAATGCCGTTGTAAGACTTAAATGCATTAGCCCAAGTCTTCTTGTAGTGAGACTCGGTGTACATCCGCGCCTTTTTAAAGCGCTTAGTTACCTCTAGTAGTGTTTTGTCATCCATTGGTTATTTTATGCATCTTTGCGGTAGAAACTACCTTTAAGTTTGATATATCGTTATCGCCCCAAGGGAATAGCTGGTAAGCAATAGCTGTGCTCATCACCACGTCGTCATGAGAGCCTTCCTCTGCGTTCATTCTACCACGCTCATCACGTACGTAGCTGAATGCCTCATTAATGAATACAATATCCTTATCCTTAATCACGCGCTCGCGGACTAGCTTTATAAGGTCATCAATCATTAAACGCTTGGTTCGCATATCGGTCTTCCAGCCAAGGTTAACAGTGGGCGTCTCCCATTCCTCGTCATAGCCTCTATCGCGCTTGTAAAGGTTTGTATAGAAGGTATCGCGGAGCTTTTGTACTGTAGTAAGACCGTGGTTGTTTACCTCTACACCTATAAGGGCATAATTGTAATACGTACCAAGAGCGCCCAAGATCTCGCCGAACTTGTCAGGGTCACAGTGCCCTCGCCACCTAGCGACTACTGCCATTGTTGAGACATCTACAACAGTAGCAACACTAAAGTCACCGCCCTTGAGGCCTTCTGCAACATCTGCACCAATAACGTATTCCTTATAAGGCTTTGGCTTCTCCCAAATCTTAAGTTGCGCTTTGTAGGTGAAGTCATCAGGCGTTTCATTAGGTTCGAATTGTACTTTCTCTAGCTCAAATTCCTCGTAAGGGCGATCCTCTAATGGGGTAATCTTGTAATAGTCAACATCCTCTAATGGGGTTGCATCCTTCTCCATCTCCTGTAAGGCTAATGGGTTGAATACATTCTTACCACTTGCGATGAACGCCTCCTGCCATGTGGAGGGATACTCCTGGGGCAATCGTTCAGGAGTAGCCGCGAAATCTTTCGCCTTCCTTCTATAGAATGCAAGCTTCCTAGGGATAGCCTCCTCGCTAATGGGGAAATGATGTCCTAGTGTATCATGCCCTTGCCGCATAAGGTCGACTAAGAATAGCTCGTAATCGTTGAGTTTACCTAAATCTTCAAATGTGGCATCGCGCTCGTAGGTATCAAGAATCCACCAGGGAGCGAAAGCGGGTTGGTAGTTGTTTTTACCTTCTACGGCTGCGACATACTCTTTATGGAAGTAGTTACCTCGCCCTTCTGCTGTAGACTCCAGAAACACCATCGAGGGTTTATCCATCACCTCTGCATCTGGTACTGTCTGCATAAGAGAAGCAACCAAATCTTCGCCGTTCTCCCAAGTCGCGACCTCGCTTCCATGGAGGAAGTTGATAGTGTCTGAACGCCCCGCGGACTTGTTCTTGGCTGTCTCAATCTTAATAGCTGAGCCCAGGCCTATCTGCTTGCCGCTCTCATCGAACTTCTCAAACGTAAGGTCACTTTTGGTGTTGTAACGAACACTTGGTTTAAACAGGATATTAGTGTTGTCAAAATAACGACGAAACATCCTATAAAGGTTAAGTGAGGACTTCTCGTCATTACCGATGATAACACTATTAATGTTAAAGTTCGTAGATGTCCACCAGTAGCAAATAGCCTCTACAGCGGTACTGAAGCCCATTTGACGAGCCTTTAAGATGATAACCTTTATTGGCCGCCTCTCTATGATGCAGAGTAGTACGTAGTCGATGAGCGCCCTTTGAGGCCCATTAGGGACAAACGGTACAATATTGGCAAACTTATCCTTAATGTACAGGTTCATCTTAGCGAACTTATAGAAGTCTCTCTTAATGGCCGCGATCTTCTTTAGCTGCTCTTTAGTAAGTCTAATGTCATCCATTTAACCTAAGCCTCTTGATGAGCTGATTAATGGTAGCTGATTTATTAGGTAGCTTATCGAAAAACTCTAGGTTTTCGTCCCAAATATAGATTAACTTACGGTTCTTAGCCATCACATATTGTCCAATTCTTTAAGTGCTTCCTCAATGCCTATATGGGCCGTGACCTGTTTATCAACAAACATATTATGTTCCTTACCAAGTAGCTTAATAGCGCTAATCTTATCGGCGTCTTTTGATATGTCGTTGACGATAATCATCTGTAGCTGTTGCTTTAGGTGTTCAGGAGTAAGGCGCATCATATTCTTAGCCTCGGCGACCCACTTTTGGCAATCCTTCGTCTCCATCTTAGTAGCCGCCCACCTAGAGTAACCCGCTCTAATAGCCGATGCGTAGGCGTTTGCATAACTCGGCGACTTGGGGTCCATATAATAGTTAAGCCATTGCTCCTGTTGCTCAGTTTGAGTCCATTGACTAGCAATCTTGCCCTTATTACGTTTACGGATACCTACACCGTCCTTGTTTTTCATTCGTTTTGTCTTGCCTTCACGTTGGGCAAGTTTACGTTCTCTCCAATATTCTTTATTTATCTCTTTGGCCATTACGCCTCCTTTCTAGGCAAGTATATACTTTTGGTTTTGATGGTGGGTAGTGATAATGTAGGTATATACGTTTGAGAAAAATTGGTTATGTAATGAAAAGCAGAGCATCATTCATTCACCCGCAATAGAGTATGTAATATTGATGGGAGTGGCCCCCCGTACCCCACCTATCAGCTAACCTACACTAACTCACCCCAATAAAATAATTACCCACAAAAAATAATTACTCATACACGCGCTTGACAGTATGGTGTGGTTATGTTGGTTTAACTTCGCAAAATATACACCCAAATAGTGACTGTTTTAACTTCGTACAATACCCATTTCACGAAGTATAAGCCCCCTTTCTCGCCCTTATATATATAGTAGTGGTATCTGTTGGCTGGGTAGATAACGTGCAGGATGACGCGTGTTGGTTTGTATTTATATATAGTAGTTTTGTATCAAAATGGGGTGAAATGCTTACTTCGTAAAAGGAACGGGTAAGGGCTAAAAGGGCCCGCCGATTTGTGGGGGGTTGCCATTCCAAAGCATACGAAGAGCCGTAGTGGGCGTTATGCCATTTGAGGGCGCTTATCACGTGTTGGGCGCTCCCGTTGATTGTACGTGGCGTTAGGCTTGTTTGGGGTTACTTCGCAAAATATAATGGAGGGATATTTTATATAATATAATGCATTAAAAGCAAGACCGGCGATTTGTTGTAGACACATTATATATAGTAGTGTATTTGCTTGAAATAGGTGGGGGGGTATTTTTGGCGCGTTTCCCCGGGATTTTGGGTGCAGCTTTTTCTTGCATACGCTTTATATAGTGTCTATAGTGCTTATGCACGCTATATGCAGTGTGTATAGGGTGGGGGGGTATTTGGGGTGTTTTTGACAGTAAAAGTATATATGCGAGGCGATAATTGAGAATTGTTGTGGTGTGGATGAGTGAACGGAGCGATAAATTCATGTTTTTACCAGTAAAACAATAGTGGTAGATAACCCAAAAGTATGCGATATACCCAGTTTTTGCAGTAAAATGGCGTATTATACACTAGTTTTACTGTGTTTTGCGAGATATTAAGCGTTGTGCAAGACATTTGCGTATTCTCCTATGTACATATCTACTGTATTATCTGTATAAAGGGTAAAAAATTCCAATTAAGGGAGCATTAAAAGAGAGGCCCGCGCGCTTTGTTGGGCAGTAAACTATGGGTTTGTGTGGTATTTGTACGGTAATGTGTGAGATTTAGATTGTTTAGCGTATTCCCTTATGTGTGTATTTGTCTACTATTAATGGGGATTTGATACATTATAAGCATTAAAAGGGGCCCGCCGCGCTTTTTGTCCTGTCAATGGATAATTATCTATAGGCTAGCCGCTTATTATGGGTTAGCGCCTTACTATAGGTTTATTTCCTGCCTCTTATACACTTATCTTTATAATTGGTTGTATTTTACAAGTAAGATGCTTGAAGAAGCCTGTAAGCATTAAAAGGAATCCCGCGCCGGCATTTATGCGTGTATTCAAGCATGGGCAACTTATACGAAGTACGTGCGTTGAGCGCTGATAAGCACGGGCGATTTAAAGGCGCTGTATGAGATTTAATTTAAAAGATGGGTTATGACTCGTCTTTTTTACTTGGAGCGATTGTAGAGCCTCTCAATGGCCCTGTAGCGAATTATATGTATGGCGGCAGTAGTGTATGTTGAGTGGAGCGCTAGAGAAATAAAAAAAGACTGCCGATGTTATTCGGCGGTTTCTGGCACTAGTATAGTGTTTCCTGGTTCACAGGTCTTCTCATAGAGCTTTAAAGCATTTGCCCGCGCTCTTTCTATTGAGTAGGCTTCTACGCCCTCCTTAGCTAATCGCTCTCTTATGAAGTTTTCACTGTAATCGTCAGTGATCCAGCTTGGTAGTTTATAGTTATCGTTCATGGTTTAATCTAAAGACCCTGCTATTCTTTAATAGATTAGTAGTATTAGCTGTTAGTTCCAATATTTTAATACAAAAAAGAGCCCTCTATCTCGTGGTTCCTCATACGCGGCGATTTGTTTACGCTAACTCTTAACCACTAACTCAGAGCCAAACTATAGAATCTACTGACACTCCGAAACATCTATCGTTCAATTCGTCTGTTAATGTTACGTATCACTCGCCGGTTCTCTCTTGTTCACGGAACCCGGGATAGGGCACAATCAGGCTGCCTGTTTAAGAATCTAACCCATTAATGCTTATTCGTAGTTCATGGCTAGCCCCGAAAGCTACTTTAGAACTTTTTGCGCTGTACGGCTCTTTTTCTTATCTTTGCACAGCTCTCGACTATTAAGCATTAAATCTATGCGCGCTTTCCCAGCCAATAATGCACCCCGAACCTATCTCCGTACACCAGCATCTATTTATAGACACCGTAGGATTCTCCTCTTCATTCGACAGACATTATTAGTTATTGGTCATACTACTTGCCACTTATAGCCATTTGGTATAGCCACCAGTTATCGGGGTCGTGAGAAAGATAAGAAAGACACGTTGCCCCTTCGCAGGTTTCGTATGTTGTTGCGCGGCTTTCATTAATCGTTTACTAGAGATTCCTATTAACCTAACAAGGTGTTCGGCTCTAATGTCAATTAACGCTAGCAGATTGCATCTAGCGTGGTTAATGATCCGCCCGACACGCAGCGGTTTACTTCTTAATGAGCAACTGCCTATAAATCCGCGTGCCGTTTCCAAAAAATAAAGGTGCTATATAGTTTTAAAGAGACTATATATAACTCTTACTATCAGTATATCACACCTGAAATATAGATGCAACACTAAAGTAATTCTTTATAGTTCAAATAAAAAAGTCTAAAAATCTTTCAAAAAGTTGTTGACATTGAAAATATTTGCGCTATACTGAGGACAGTTCAGACAGCGGAAGCGACAAACGAACATTAACAACTCGGGGATTAAACAGAAGCCGCTTGCGGGTGCGTTGAGCGCTGGCAGGCGCGAACGATTAAACGAAAGGAACAAGACAATGATTAAGAATATCAAAAATAACCTAGTTGAAGCATTTAACATCTGGTGGGAGCGCCGAAAGGTTATCCGCGACATGGAGAGGCGGAATTACTCTGTAATCTAATACAACTAACTTGCAAATTGAAAGTAACAAAGGAGATATAACAGTGTCAGACAACAAATACAACTACATCCAGCTTTACGTAGACAAGGTGGAGGTTGACACCAAAGACCAATCAGTAGTACTTAGCGGGGTTGATCCAGCTCAGGTAGTAGCTGAGTTTGGTGTACAAACCATCTTAGAGGAGATTGAGCTAAGCGACATTATGGACTTTGTAGATGAGCAGATGAAGCAGCTTAAAGAGGACTACGAGGATGAAAAAGCTAACCGTCAGTGAGTATATCGCACTGGTTTGCGAGATTAACAAAGTAAAACTATAGAGGATGAAGGCGATGAGTAAGGTAAAGGCAGTATTACGGGGAATCTTGTGGATTGTAGTTATCGCAGTAGCAGTACAGATAGCGAGCTTAGCTGTTAAAGGTGCGGCGATGGACAACCCACCACAACACGTACAGGACGAGCGAGCAATTCAGCGGGCGCGGCTAGACGTGCACTACCATAACGACACTAAAGAGCAGATGATGCAGACAGACCAATATACAGATAACGGCTGGTGCAAGCAATATGGGTGCGAGGATTAACATGTTGCCCTATAGTGGATCACCTAAATTTATTGAAGACTTCGCCGATTTCGTCAACTGGACACTTGAGATGCTATACAAAGTGCCAGTAATTGGTGGGGCATTAGCACTGGCCGGGGTAATCTTTTGGCACTTTCTAGCCTACGCGATGATTACTTGGGCAACAGTAATGGTTATCTTACTAGTAATGGAGGTGTTTTAGTGAATAAGAAGCAATTAGGAGCATTTCTAAAGGTTGTATATAAAGGTAAAGACCGCCCAGCGCTCACCAACATCTTAGTAGATAGGATCAAGGGCAAAACCTGTTTGGTAGGCACTAACGGGGTGATGTTAGCCGCAGTATTTGTTGATGGCTTAGATGAGTGGGTAGGTCGCCAAATTGCGCGGATTGACTTAGAGGCCTCTCATAAAGCAATGACAAGTAGGGTGTCTGATCTATTCGGAGCTAACGAAGTGGCCGAGATCATGGACAACGGGCGGAATGTTACCACTAAGTTCCCCGATTACATGTCACTCATTGCTCCTTACTTGGAGGGTGAGCCAGTAGGGCAAGCGAGAATGAGGTTTAATGCTGACTTCTTTAAAGTGATACAAGACCTTAACGGCGAGGATAGCCTGATAGTCAACCTTTACGGAGAAACAAAACCAATGGTATTTAAAAGTGAGCGCGGCATCTACATAGTCATGCCGATGACTCTTAAGAAGCCTGGCCAAGCTAACTGATGGACAACTAACACTATTTGGAGAGATTGCCGGGTTAGAAAACCTGGTATCTCCACCAAAAGTGTTAGAGGTCGACGGGCAAAAGGTAGTTAGCTTTATCGTCTCCGAGGAGGATAGAAAGCTCCCTGGCTATGTGGAGGCAATCACTGATAAGGCTAAAAAACTTAAGCCTACTGTTAAATCAAATAATCGCCAGTACTGGGCAAGTCTTTACTGGCAGAAGAAAAGGAGAATGAGGAATGACAGATAGCGAATTAATGGCCTATCTAGACGAGATTGAGCGTGAGGTAGACCGGGGTATCTACGACCCAGATATGACAATTGCCCTAGAGGAGAAATATAACCACTGGCGCGAGGTGTCTAAACAAATCCACGCGCTGCACCCAATGAAGCGAATAGAGACACCTGGCCCGGTTAAATGGGGTAAGACCGTCAAGGTTAAGCTTGATAATACCCAGCGATTCTACTACAGCCATGATATGGGTGTTGGGTTTATCTGGATCAATGGGATAAGCGAGAGTGGTTTAGAGCCTCTAGGTGAGAATAAAAACTAAAGATGGGTAATTATACCTATTTAGCATTAAAAACGATTCTACGGCCTCTCAGTGGGCAATAAGAGTAAAATAGAAAGGGATGCGATGAGTAAGAAAGCAACAGTTAACAAAAATACAGCTAAGATGGTAGCCGCAGGGCTCGCTGGGGTATTGCTAGTAATCCTCGGGGTTGTCGGTACACTTAAGTACCAGGGCTTCATTAACTCGATTAAGGCGCAAGGTGTCGCTGAGTATAAGCAGGATAAGTGCGAGAACTTTAATAAAGATAACGCCAGCTGGTTAGAATGCGAAGTAAAGCGCGCAAAGTAAAGAAGCAGCCAATTCTTTTCTGGGACATTATCGAGATAAACGGCGTTAAGTATAAAGCCGGGATAACACGCAAACAACGCGAGCAGCTCGATAGATGGGTCTACGTCTACGATGAGAATGCCCATAAACAGATCAAAGACGCCGCGAAGTTCATGGCCAGGGCGCATTTGAGGATCATAGAGAGTCAGCAATAGCTGGCTCTTTTTTTGATTTTGTATGCATTTTGTTCTATAAATATTATACCATAATTTAATACAAAAATCAAACTTAGTTTAGCTACTAAACTATTTTTTTAAGTTTTTGTACGTGTTTTGCTCTAAAAAATTTTAGTCAAATCGGGGTTTTTCGAAAAAAAGTCAAAAAAGTCTAAAGTGGGTAATTTCTATATTTTTAGGCTAAAAAACGGCCTATTTTGGGGGTATTTTGTTCCAAAAGTGGGTAATTTTAGAAAAATCCTGTGGAAAACTTTAGTCAATTTGACAAAGTGAGGATCCGAGGGGGGTAATAATTTGATAAAACAGATACATATAGGAGCTTACGGAGTAAGCGACCAGCTTTGAACAAGGAGCCGAACGTAAGGGAGAGAGGCGACGCAGAGAAAAGCGCAGCGAAAGACAAGTAAGTGAACGAGTAAGGACACAGAGTGGCCGACGAATGAACTGTAACTTGTTCTTGAGCAGCAGCGGCGAAGACAAGTAATGGTATTGACGCGTAGGAGATACCATTAGTTGTTGTAGCCCTTTGGAGAACGGCGAGTGATCCAAAGGTTATAGCACTTGATGTTATGTAAATAACCATTAAGGCAACTAAGTATTAATAAACTAATAAACTAGCATCCATTAATACTCCGCGCAATCTATAATAGCAATACAGCCACTTAGATGGAGGGGTTAGTCTCTCTGCGGGTGGTCGTAAAAGGCCTAGCGATTTTTGCTGGGCCTTTTTCTATTTTTCCGCCATTAAAAGTCTTGTATTTATCCATTACTTGGAGTATAATGATTAGTAGATAGAACGAAGGCTATAGCAACTTAACAACTTGGCAATTATTGACTTAATAAAGAGGAGATTAAATGGATGAAATAGAGCGCCTAGTGGGCGACCTTATCAAACGGTCAGAAGGGTTTGATGCTAGCGATGTTACCCAAGTCTTGTTTGACTCATTAGATGGTATTAAGCTGGCGGCTAAATCAATTGAAATATTAGAAAACATGAGAGAGATTAGGAGTAATATTGGAGAATGGTCATAATAGATATGTATAAACCAGAAAATAGCGGCGGGAAGGAGGCGCCAAACCTTAAAGAGGTAGCAGACCTATTAATGGATGCAGCGGCGGCTATTTACCGAGTTAATTGGGATTCAGATGCGATGCAGGCGGTGAATTTTCACGTTAATGAGGCATTAAAAGAATTGCGCGCATTTACTGAGCGTAAAGAAAAAGATTGTTTAACCGCCCTTAGCGGGCGAGATGGGACGATTAAAGGTGTATAAAGTATCAGTACGCCCAGCGCAAATCACGCTATATGTTAAAGAGTTTGATCGCTACACTGAATCACTAGAACTAAGCACCGACATGCACGCAGCTGGCGAATTTGACTCAGAGGAGATGATGGATCTAGAGAAGTATATAGAGCGCGCACTTGGTGTTGAGATAGATTGGACGGGGGAGTTAGATGACTAAAACATATACAGCGAGGCTAAATACTCCGGGCATTCAATACTAGGTAAGAAGTTTTGACATCCATAGCGATGACCTAACATTAACAAATGTCACCAAAGATGCTGCATTATTTGACAGCGTAGATATCCCCCCTTATAGAGGGAGTTATTAATGAGACGTTTGCGGGTGGCTGTATCGTAGAGGGGATGGGTGAGGATTAGTAAAATGGCGACAATTATATTGAGTATCGCCTTGGCGCTAATCTTGCCGGCTATCTCCTGGTTTCTTATTATGTTTATATATAACTTTAATAAGTGGGCCACGTCACTTATGGGAGGGAATGAGATGGTCACAGCGGCTATGACTGTCGTGTCTGCTAATTATAGCATGCGCGGCTCGATTAATTGAGAATGGAGAAAATTAAATGAAGCAACAAATCTTAATGAGGCGACAAATTCTAGATATTCTAGATAAATCCACCAACAACGGCATGAAAGCCGATGAGATAATGGAGCTGATCGATGGAACAATGGCGAAGTAGCGCACTGTGCGCACAAACAGACCCGGAAGCTTTCTTCCCACAGAACAAAGCGTACGTGGACGATTACAACGGGTACAACAACTATAATGCGGCACGTAAGATTTGTGCAGAGTGTCCAGCAAAGGGCGAGTGTCTAGCTGATGCGCTGATGACTGGCGACGTAGAGTACGGTATGAGAGGTGGGCTAACGCCACGCGAACGTATGGGTATCTTGGCAACGAAGGTAGCGATGTATGAGTAAGATAAAGTATAGGGCGTGGCGTCCGACCGGTGGGATACATGAGATAGCAGGAGGCACAGTTAACGGATAGGAGGCAGTTGATGTTACTGACTAAATACAAAGTACAAGAACTAGTTGAAAACGCCAAGATCGACCTAGATGAACTAGAGAAGCGTGCGGCTATTACCGAGATTGACGAGAGTGGCGTGGCTCTGGTATACACAGTGATTGAGATGTTAAAAGAAAACATTGCAGATGAAGTGGGGAGGTTGTCATAAAACAAAGAGAGCTAAAAGAAGCCGTTGAAATGTTCAGCTATAGAATAGACATTTTAAATAAGAACGTTACACGCATCTACTCTCGAACACACGACGGCACAGTTTTGGTAGATGAGGTGTATGGAGGCTATAAAGTGTACAACGGAGAAAGGATGCTCGAGCCAATAAAAGAGATTATATTGGGGCTGGTAGAAATATACAACAACACGCCGCTAGAGAACCGAGAAATAATGAACGATACTAGGGTGTTAGACCACTACAGAAGAAAGGGGATTCGATGAACTACAATACACCAAAACTAAACCAAGAAACAAACGACAAGTGGGCACAGTTTGACACACTAAGTGATCACTTGCGCGGACATTGTAAACACCAAACGGAGGAGAGTATGAGCGAGTACAAAAAACACATTGGGCAAGGTAATGACATGATGGTAGACCAACTGGCATTACCACGCGACACATTCAAGGGTAACACGGTAGAGCCACACGACTGGCAGACGCCAGAGGCTGAGCCTGTACAGCCCGCAATGTTTGAAATGCAAGAGGTTGTAGACGGCCTGCCTGAAGAGGAGCTACAGACTTACAAAGATCAGATGCTTGCAGAGATTAGCGACCGTGAAGCTATTGTAGACGCTATCAACCGCCGGCTCGACAGTGTTCGTGCCAAACAATACACACGCGGCGTACGCAGCGCAATCACTAAGCAGGTAAAGATGTAATGAAGCTTAGAGAGTTTATAGATATTCTTGAGGGTGAAAAATTCAAGGTTCACAAAGACCAATACTTTGTTAATATATCGTGGAAGGGGACTCCATGTGCACGAGTGTCACTCACCACTCTTGCGGATTGCTGGATAAATAATGGACAAATCAAAGATAGAGAGGTTTGTGCAATATTGAATAGAGCCGTATTGTCGTTCGCTAATACACCACTAAATGATCGGAACGAAAAGTTAATCGCCAAACACGCTAACGGCTCATACGTTAAAGAAGTCACCCCACTTATGATAGTAAGCCAGCCCTCAGGGTCGAGATGACAAACGACATCAACGAGGCAAACGATAGTGTCTCCACTCGCGAACGTGAATGGCTTGATGATTACTTTGGCGATAAAATTAGTTACACTGAGGAGTGTTAATATGAATACTAGTTTATTTGTAGGGCTTTGCTATGATGCAGGCCTTAGTGTAGAATTTAAGAAAGCAATGACAGTTGTCTTGTCCGGCGAAGACTCGGTGATCGCAGAGGTTAGCGAGCGCTTTAGTGGGGACTACTATATAGATACATGGGGTGAAACGGATGATCACACAAGATTTGTGTCTAATGTTGTGCCTGAATACGCTCTCACCCCGATTGAGGAGCGAGAATGAACGAATCAAAAGTGATAAACGACGATGTGTCTACTGCTATCCGCAACCGGGTGCAGCCAGACCCTGACTACAATGAGATGGCGGAGCGGTTAGACGAGATCGGCTTATCTGTTGTGCGCCATAGCCGTAGGTGGTTTACCATCCGTAAAGAGGATACCGACATTGTAGAGGTTTACATTAACCGGTATACAGCGCTTAATGGGATTGATACCGATCTTATTACAGAAGAGGTCGGCAAGCTGCTTGCTCGTAAGCGGAAGTTTGCAGAGTCGCATCAAAATAGTTGGGACGCACGATGGAACAAGCAGAAGCGTTAGAGATAATGCTTGACGGTAACTCGGTTATGTTGGCCGGGTCGGGGGGGAGTGGCAAGTCCCATACCCTCCGTCAGTTTATTGAGCGCAATCGTTTATTGGGGCGTAAGACGGCGGTTACGGCTACTACAGGGCTGGCCGCCTCCCACCTCAACGGGCAGACGCTCCATAGCTGGGCGCGGGTTGGTTTGGGCAAAGAACTGCCGGATGATTGGCAATTTACCATTAGCAAGAAAAAACGCAAAGAATTTCAAACTACCGCCACCCTCGTAATAGACGAAGTGAGCATGATGCCTGACTTTGTGTTTGACATGCTAGATACTGTGCTCAGATGGGCTCGTAACGATAACCGGCCATTTGGTGGTATACAGCTTATCTTATGCGGGGACTTTTATCAACTGCCACCAGTTGAGGGTAAGTTCATTACTAACAGCAAGGTCTGGAACGAACTTAATATTAGAAGCTGCTACCTCACTAAGGTGTATCGTCAAAAAGATGATCGATTACGTGACTTACTTGAGGGAGTCCGCGGTGGCAATCTCTTTAAGCGCCATATATCCTACATTCAAAGCAGAATGGTTAAACCTAATCGTCAAGTGCCGCGGCTGTATTCCCTTAATAGGAAAGTAGACAGTGAGAACGCAAACCAGCTGAGCAAGCTTAAAGGTGACTCTATCTTTTACATGATGACCGAGAAGGGCGACATCAATATCATTAACGGGTTAAAGGGATCAATACAAAGCCCCGAGCTGCTTGAGTTAAAAGTCGGCGCGCCTGTTATTGCCACCAAGAACAATAGCGAAGGGTTGTACCATAACGGATCGCTCGGTAAGGTTGTCGCATTAGAGGATGGGCTGCCAGTTGTAGACTTCCACGGTAATGAGGTTATCGTAAACCCCGATACGTGGGAAGTAAGCAATGAAGGTATCACGCTTGGTGCAGTTACTCAGATCCCGCTGAGGCTTGCATACGCTATTACGGTTCATAAAAGCCAGGGGATGACACTAGACGCCGCCGAGATTGATTTGGCTGAAGCGTTCGTGCCGGGACAAGGATATGTTGCACTGAGCCGCGTTGTCTCTTTAGACGGTCTATATATTAAAGGGGCTAACAAAATGGCTTTTCAAATGTCAGATGAGGCGCGAATGATTGATGAAATACTGCAGAAGTCAAGCAAAGAAAAAACCCCGCCAAGAATAGCGGGGTGAAAGAGAGAGGAGTGAGGCCTCACTAGCAATATAGCATGTTGTAAATAATACATGACACTGACTATTGACTAGAATATTGCTAGGGTGTATACTGAAAACATGAAGGAAGTTAATTACCACAGCAAGATTGTTGGCACAACATTTGATAACCGCCAAGACATTCTTGCGCACCTGGAAGGTAGCGAAAACCTCCGGGTTAGGCGAGAGCCTGAAAACCAATATGACCCACGAGCGGTTGCGGTAGACGTAAACATCAAAGGCAAGTGGTATCCAGTTGGGTATATCGCCAAAGACAAGAACAAAGACATCGCCGAAGCCTTGGACGCCGGACGAGATGTAGAGATTAAAATCTCAGAAGTAACCGGCGGAGATAAGGGTAAGAACCTTGGCATGAATATTTGCCTCAAATACGAGAAAGAGGTATCTGAACCCATCTCGGATGCTACGAACGATTCTACGGCCTCTGAAGGGCCTTCTACGATGAATCTGAAGAATCCTACCGTATACAAATCTAAGGTACTTGGGCGAGAGATTACGGTTGGCGTCGATAACGGTCATATATACCTGCCGCATTACATGTCGGGAAGTCGATTCCCCCGCAAATTCTTTAAGCAGTTTACCGACGAAGACAAAGAGCGCGTACTCGATTACTACGAGCGAGAGAAGAACGTTAAGCGCGAAGAAGTAGAGAAAACCTGGGAGATGAAGGCGGATATTGCTACGGGGTACGGCACTGCAGTCCACGCGGCGCTTGAGCTTTACTATGGCCACAATAAGGTCGGTGACAAGATTAAAGGAAAGGATGGAGTAAACAAAGCATTCAGCAAGAACCCATTCTTTGCCCATATCGTTAAGTGCGCCGTTGAAGATTTAGGCCCGGGCAACTATCTACCTGAGCAGTTCATTTGGCATGAGGGCCTACGGTTTTGTGGAGCTATCGACCTGCTAGAAGTAGTCGACAAAAACGCAGTAATCATACACGACTGGAAGTCGAATGACTCAGTTACAAAGCGTGTCTACCAAGAGAAAGACAGCCCATTTAAGAAAGATGTTGACAACACCCAGCTCGGTGAGTACTGGCTACAGCTATCCTTTTACGCCTACATTCTTAAGCAGTACGGTATCAATGTAAAAGAGCTACAGATTCACCACCTAGACCCAGAGCGGCTGGTGCAAGGCAAGCGGCCCTGGGTTCACTACAAGCGCGATGTCGTTGATATATCTAAAGCATTAAAGGAGGACTAAATGCTAGGAAAATATAAACTGTTAAACGCCAAGCTAAGCGCGACCGACAAAACGGTGGACAAGTTGTTAGATGCCAATAACAATGCCTGGGATCAGCTCGACGCGAACAAAAGAGAGTTGAAAAACCTGCGAAAAGGGTTCGATAATATCGGCGATTGGACGCAAGACATTGACGATGTTCAGATGCTCCATACAGTAGCGATTGACGAGCTGCGGGATAACGTCGCATTAATTTTAGATCACTTAGGGGTTGAAGTAGTTCAGCCTAGTGATAAGCCAACAATTAAAAAGAAAGGGAGTAAATAAATGGCACAAGATTGGCTCGTAACAGACGCGTTTCAAGGGAAGGACCGCGGCACTAAGCAAGTCACCGTTAAGGAGTTTAACGGCAACCAGTTTCATGTTTACATGGTAAAGGTACAGGACCAGCCAGTAGAGGGGTGGATGCAGATCCTCAAGAAGCCGGGCAACGCAGTTAATAAAGGCGACTACCTGTACGGCGATGTGATTAAGAACCAGTGGGGCAAAGCGCAGTTTAAGAAGGCACAGAAGCCATTTGGTCACCAAGCACCTCAACAGCAGTCGACAACTGATGACGCTAAGTATAAGGCACTTGAGGATCGCGTAACGGCATTGGAGGCTAAGTTTGATAACCTCGCCCGGTTTCAAGGCAATGTCGCCACAGACCCGGGAGAAAGTGCTCCAGACCTTACAAACCTTGATTACTAGTTAAGATGATAGATTACCAGAAAATTATTCAGAACATTATGTTCATCAACGAAAAGTTTTCTGATGCACAATGGGTTAAAGCACAGGGGGCGGATGTACTTAGTTACACCGCCCTTAAGCTTTCTGCAATGAAAGGCTACCTCGGCGAGTTTAAAGAGGAGGCATTGAGAGGCCTCCTTAAAGCAGAGCGTGAGATGGAGCGGGAGAAGGCACTTGCATTTCAGCGGGCTAGAGAGACAATGGCTATAGGCGCAGCATCAGAAGTCAAGCACTCAGATGAACAATATATTAAAGCTAAAGAGAAATACGCGGAGGCACGAGTACTATATGAGCGACTCAAGTCAATCTCAGCGGACACGCACGACCTCATCGACGCGATCAAAGGCCGCACGATCGAGCTACAGTCGCAGAGGAAGGCCGAAGGTTAAGTCACAGTTCGTACCCGCCAATAAAGAAGATTCACCAGCTGCCCTAGCGCTCCAGAAATGGGGCAGGATGAAGGGGGCACGATTAAGAGGGGTGTTAGCCCATGCTCGCGGTAAGGCCCATACCTTTGACCGAGAGGCTAGCCTTAAGGGTAATAGGGCATCAGTGGCTAATAGCAAGAGGCGCAGGGCTGAGAAGTCAGAGAAACAACAAGCGTTAGATAGGATGTTAGATGATATCTTACAAGATTAATGGTAACCTCGCTAAGCTTAATGAGCATGACAACGCCAACCGAGTGAATAGGTTTGCAGGCGCGGCACTTAAAAAGAAGATGAACGAACTAGTCTCCTCACAGGTGGAGGGCAAGCCAGTAGTGGAGAAGCCTTGCAGAATTAAGTTTACTTGGTACTACTCAGGCCGCCATGACTTTGACAATATACGCTTTGGGTGCAAGTATGTATTAGATGGCATGCAACACGCCGGTGTATTACCTAATGACAACCAATCGTGGGTTAAAGGCTTTGACGGAGACGATTTCATCAAGGTAGATAAAGGCGAGGAGGGCGTACTTGTCGAAGTCAGATACATTTAATCCTGATAATTATACGGATAGCGAGTCGGCATGGCTCGCTTTTCGTCGTTATTGGCTAGAAGATAATCCACCACTTGATAATGGCTGCTACTTATGCGGCATATGCAACAAGTTTGTCTCATTAAATGCAGTTACATTAGACCATATACAGCCCCGAGAGGCCTCTAATATGTACGATCCAGCCAATATACAGCCAGCCCATGGTGAATGCAACTATCGCAAGGGAAGTAAACGTTGGAAGCCACTCGTATCGCAAGAGACTCGGGACTTTTTGCGGGTATTGTCGGAGATGTAGATGGACAAAAGAGAGGTGATACAAACATTTGAATCATATGGACAGGCCATATATGATATGCCGATACACCCGGAGAGGGATTATGCGCAATTAGAAGCCCTCTATAATGTGTTAAACCAACTTGGATGTACCTCTGTTAAGTTAGCCAAGCTAAAGGATGTTGTAAATTCTACGCTAGACAACTCAAACCGGTTGGTGTAGTATACTAACTAGGAAGGAGAAATGATATATGAGTAAGATCGGACAAAAGGTAGTTGAGCTTTTAGAGAAGGGCTACACCATGGATGAGATTGCGCAACTCCAGGGCGCTGAGCAATAGAGAGGCGCGTGGGATGATCCTTCAAAGAACTTAAATAGGAGGTTATATTAGTAAAAACCTAGTAACGAAAGCGAAGAAGTACGCCCTACCGGCTGCTATACTCGCGCTGGTCGTGTTGAACATTATCGCACTTAACGCGAACCATAATGTAAAACAAGACCTAGTCCGCCAGGAGGCAAAGACTAATACAACGAAAAATGCGCTGAGAGGTGTCTCAGAGCGCGTAGAATCGCTCAAAAAAGAGAAGACGACCATTGAGTCATCTTTGCGCGAAACAAGGCAAAATGCCGAGAACCTTACAAAGGAAAACCAAAGTTTAAAAGTCAGCTTGCAGAATAAGCGAGAGGCAAAAGCCGCCGAGGAGAAGAAAGCTCAAGAGGCTAAAGCTCAGCAGGAGGCTCAAGCTAAAGAAGCTGCAAAGACTGCACCCCAGCCGGTAGCTGTCGTACAGGCGGCCGCTCCAGCTGGGTGTCAAGCCATTAGTTCGATCTTGCTTGCTAATGGTATATCACAAGCTGACCTACCTTTTGCGTTGAACATTGCGCAAAAAGAATCAAGCTGTAACCCTAATGCAGTAAACCCTAATGGTGGTGCATGCGCCTACTTTCAGGAGCTGCCTTGCGGTAAATGGGGCGGCACAGGTAATATCGCCGGCCACATCCGCGGTGCAGACGCTTACGCTAAGGGTCGCTACGGTGGTTGGGCGCAAGCCTGGGCTGCGTGGCAAGCTAAACACTGGTGGTAATGCTACGCATTACGACAAGCTAAAGCTTGTGGTAAATATGAACCGTCTACGGCTCCGGCGAGAATAGAGCCGTTCAAGTCCAAATGCTAGCCTAAAGCTGGCGGGGATATAAAGAAAGGAGAGAGTTAATGAATATACCTGTAATGGAGTATGAGCCCGCCGATAAGGCGGAGATTTGGCTAGTTAATAGCCGACTATCAAGTATAGAGTTGGAGGAGCTTTGTGCAGAATTTGACGAAGATTAGTCAGCAAGAGTTTGACCCACTACCAAAGATCCTTATATACGATCTAGAAGTAAGTGCGACACTTGGCTGGACATATGGCCTGTGGAAAACAAACGTATTAAAGGTTGAGCGAGACCCTGAGATTATGTGCTTCTCTTATCAGTGGTTTGGCGAGAAAGATATCCACCATGTAAGCCAACGTGACATGAGTGAGAAGAAGGTGGTTAAAAAGCTTTGGGAGTTGTTCGATGAGGCGGACATTCTCGTAGCCCATAACGGCCGGCGGTTTGATCAGAAGGTGAGCAACGCGATGTTTATTCGCCATCATATGACGCCACCAAGCCCGTATAAGACGGTAGACACCCTACAGGTCGCTCGATCAGTTGCACGTTTTAACAGCAATAGTCTCGATAGTTTAGGCAAACTCCTACTGGGCGAGGGTAAGACTGATTCCACTTATGCAGATGTTTGGTACGATTGCCTTATCAAGAACGACAAAAAGGCGTGGGCTACAATGGAGAAGTACAACAACAAGGACGTCGAAGTACTCGCTGGATTGTATGCCGAGCTGCGCCCATGGATCCACAACCACCCTAACATTGGTGATCATACAGGTATTGATGGTGTCTGCCCTAAATGCGGCAGCGATAATATCCGTAAAGATGGCAGCTACCGTAAGCGCTCAGGACGCGTACAACGTTATAAGTGCCTGCATTGCGGCGGCTGGTCAAGTGAGGCTAGTGTAAAGAGGGGGGGCAGACTGGTTAATGTATAGCGATAAAACTCCTTTAAGCCGGGATGTCGAGTGTTATGTTTGCGGCGAGATGGAGCTAACGGATCGGGATTTCTTGCCGCCCAACTGGATCATAAGCTGGGATTACGATTGGACTATCTGCCCAACCTGTCGAGACAAGATAGAAAAGCAGTTGGGTTATGAGCTAGACTACTTTATGAAGGGTGCAGAACCTGACCCGATGGAGCAATTTAAACAGGAGGACTTCTTCTTATGATACGAGCACTAATTGAATACGTACGCGTTATTCTCGCATTTCCTGTCGCAGTATTGGCGTTTCTCGCCTACGGGGTAATGATCACGCTAGCAATTGTCGCTGTCCTTATCGGCGGCGAACCATATGAGCAAGCAGTAGCAGATGTAAAGGAGACGCTATGACAAGCATCGACGATGTGACGGCTGAGCGCGGTAAGCGTTATGGTAACTACGCAGACCACGCGGCCATCAGTCAAGCCATTAAGAATATTCTTTACTCAGCATTGGCTACTAACCCAAATGCAGACCTTGATACGCTTGACGATGACATTAAGGAAACGTTAGAGATGATCGCCCATAAGCTTGGTCGTATCGTTAATGGTGATCCTTATTACGCAGACAGCTATATCGATATTGCAGGATACGCTAAACTAGTAGGAGACCGATTAAATGACCTATAAGCAAGATTTAACAAAGCGCCTAGAAGAGGCCGACACCTTAGAGGAGAAGCTTAAGATCGTTGAGGAGGCGCAGCAACACTTTGAAACTAATAATAAAGAGCGGCGTGTAGTAAGTGGAGAGATTGTAGATCCCGCCAATGCGTTTATCTGTGATGGCTGCGAGTAAGGATATGGAAGCTGTATTAATCGATTACAAAGCAACAACAAACCCGGCGGTTGAACATATTGCGGCAATGTTGATGGCACATGACTACCGGGTATCTGTATATAATGTGGATGACGACCCAGCTGGTGATGTCATTAAAGACTTAGACGGGCGCGGCTTCCCTTATGATGAAGTGCGCCAACACTACGGGGAGGATCCTATCGATTACTGGGCGAGAGAAGTGCCCAAAGAGGGAGACCTCAAGTACGCTATCGTAGATAACTTTAATGACGCGACAAAGTTTAAATGTCCAACATTAGTGGTAGGTTTCAATGACTGAGTATATAAGTAATGAACGCATCGAGGAGATTGCAGATGAATATTTTGAAAAACGTAGTCGACAAGACGCTAAAGAATAGGATTAAAAACCTTGAAATCGACAACGCCAAGTTGGTTGAGCAACTCAAGTGGTGCAAAGCCCGGGTTGAAGTACTCGAAGAATCAAACGCTGATTCGGTTGAACTTGCCCGCCAACACGTACTACTCTCTAATAAGGAACAGCTCCTCATTGCAGAGCGCAAAGCACTGGATGAGTACCAAAAGCACTTGCTTGATCTAGCTATCTTTAAAAGAGATGCTCAATAAGAAAAGCCCCCAATAACTGGGGGCTTTTTTCTATTTGTTACTAGCCTTAGCTGCGACAGTAACGATACCTGCCGATTGTAGACCGAGTGCGATACCGCTATAGATATCTAGACCTTGAAAGCCGAGATACCCGGCAGCTGCGCCGGTGGCAACTGCGAGGATGAGCTTACCAAGCCCACCCCATTCTTTCTTATTCAGCATATCAAATGCCTTAACAATTGCGGGGATAATAAATAGGTTCAATGCTTCCATGATTAGTCCTTCTTAAAAATACCCTTAAAGGCCTCTAGGAGGCTCTGTAAGAGGTTTCTAATATCTTTTAGTATAGTTGTGCTATCTTCGTCTTTAGGCTGCTCAGAGTGGCTCTCAGAGGGCTCTACGTGCGTCTCTAGCTCAACCTCTGGCTCGGGTGCAGGTTCAGGAATTGCGGCGCGATCTTCTACGTGTTGAATTTCAGGAGTTGGCGTTTCTTTAATACGTTGTAGCTCTTTGTACTCGTCGCTCTGTCGTAGGTCATCTGCCACCATCTGCCAGTTCCATCCATTGCGGATTTGGTTGCGGTAATGTTCAATACCGCCTTCATCTGCATCACGCTCCAGGATTTCTTTATAGAGGCGCTTAATCTCATTGGTCTCACTGTCAAACGCTGCCTGCAACTCGCGAGCTTTAGCTTTAGCCTCTTCTACGCGCCGGGCCTGTACTTGTTGCCCTTCGGCTGAGGCTAAGAGATCTTGCTTAATTTGCTCCCAGCTCCACCCGCTATCGATCTGCTTGAGGTAATGCGCGATGGCACCCTCATCAACATTGCGGTCGAGGATTTGGCGATACAAACCATTAAGGAAGTTAATTTCATCACTCCGGTCACGCTGAGCTACGATGTTCTCCACGTAAGTGCGGACACGATAGATATTATACCCACCTACTCGCCAACCTGCATTTAATGGGTCAACGTCTGCGGCGTATACAATACCTGCACCAAAGTTAGCGGTGCGCTGTCCGCTGGCCGCCACGTTCTCCTCGAACACTGTACCGTCACCCATGTAAACCCCGATATGGCCATAACCACCACCATCGTAAGGCCAAACAAGGATATCACCCCGCTTAAGGTCACCTACTCGGTCAGCAATGCCTTGCGCTACAAGTGTTTCGCCAAAGTCTTTTGCATGACCACGAGCGGCAAACGGAGCCTCCACCTTTTCGCACATCTCAGCGAGGAACCACTTAATGAGGCTCACGCATTGCCCGGTTAAATAGCCTTGGCTATTATCTGATTCTCCAGCTGGGAAGAAGATCCCAATACGCTGGCTTGCCCAATCTTGAGCATTAGCTGCTAGTGCCATTCATTCTCCTAGATATTAATACAGGTCGAGTCACCAGCTATCTTGTACATGCGCCTATAGGCCGAGTCCTGCTCGGTTTCGTACTTCCATGCCACCCAAGATGTTTGGTTACCCGAGTTATCTTTTATATTTACACAATTAAGTATAGGGCTTTTACCGTCTGCGCCGTTTTGGCCGTTTACTCCATTAGTACCATTCGCGCCATCAACTCCAGCTGCGCCGGTATCGCCCCTACACTTACCGCTTGCACAGTATTTAGCAACAGCCAATGCGACTTGATCATCACTTGCGCTCTTGCCATCTGTACCTTTACATTTACTACCATCACAATAACTAGCTACTGCTGTCATTACTTGGGAGCTAGTGGGGGATTCAGAACATCTGTTAGTTGAACAGTAGGCTTTAACTGCTACTTGTATCTCACTACTTGAGGGAGTTTTCCCATCCCTACCATTAGAGCCTAGCACTTGGCCGACATTGCGGGACTCGCCGCTTGAGTAATAGACGACGAGGTCACCGTTTTTGTCAACTTGGGCATTAGTAATGCTAGTCACTGGTTTTTCTACCTTTGTTCCACCTGAGATAGTCACCGATTGGCCCGGCTGGAGGGTGAGGCTTTTAAATAGCGTATAGCCGCTAAAAACCAAACTAAGTACCATCATAAGAGACAATATCTTTAACAGTTTATCTCGTTGAAGCCAGCTTATTGTCGACTTAACAATGGTCATCTCAGCAACCCTCCACTGCCGCGGCTGAGCAGGGCAATGAGTATCGGTATAAACGACGTAATCACTGCACCTACTACCAGGCGGAATAGCCAACGGTTTCTATCTCTTGCTTCAGCCGCATCGTCCTCTAGGTCTTTTACTCGGGCCTCAATGTCTTTTTTGTATAGGTCGAGCGCATAGACTGGGACATAAGTCGCAGCTTTGCGGGTTTCGTGGAGGTCTATAGCCTGCTGAATGGCCTCTTTGACCTCCCACCGGTTCATTGTTTCATTTTCTGCCACAATTCTACCATCCAGATTTTTGCTTATGTTTTTGTTTAGAGGACTTGACGACTCGGTTCAACTGTATTTCGCGCTGGGCTGCAGCCTTTCGTTGTTCGCTCGTCAACTCAAAGCCGTCGTAAGCCCCCTTCACCTTGCCATTATACTCGTTGACAATAGACTGGGCTCTGTTGCGATTGCCCTCTTGGAGCGCCTGTTTCGCGTTGTTGTAAGCTTCTTTACGGCTAGGTATCTTATTGGTGCGCTGGAAGTACTCGGTAGCCTGTTCGCGGGCCTTTGAGGAGTCTAAGCTCTCAATCTTTTGTTGCTGAGATTCTTTAACTGCACTAAAGCTACCCTCCTTGAGCCATTTCTGGCCATTCTCAGTAGTGTATTTACCGAGGATTGCCGCTTTAAGAGCGTTGCCTTGATCTTGGTTTTGCACAAAGCGGGTGTTGCCTTTATCGTTCTTCACAACGCCATCCTCTACTGATTTGAGGCCTTCAGTTGTGCGCTTAGCTTGCGTGCCTGCCGGTACTATAAGCTGCCAGTTCTTGTCCCAAAACTCTTTCACGCCTTCGCCTTTGTCTTTCTTGGCTAGTGCGCCGAG